AGGCGGCCTTGCTGGCGCAGGCGCAGCGGCTGCTGGCCTAGGTGCAGCACCACCGCCACCGCCACCAACCACGAAGAATCCAGATTCTGCGCTGCCAACGACTTGCGGGCCAAGCGATTTTCCAAGCGTAGTGCCAGGAGCTACAGAGCTGAAGTCAACAAACTGGATGCGACCACCAACATCGACCGGGCGTATGTCTCTTCCGGTGCCGAATGTAGTGCCAGGAGCAACCGCGCTTAGATCAACAACTTGGGTTTTCCCATCAACTGTGACAAGTCGAAGATCTCTTCCGGTTCCAAACGTAGCGCCAGGCTCGACAGTGCTTCTGTCAATCGCAACAGTTCTGCCATCAACATTTTGAAAAACGATATCTCTGCCAGACCCAAACGTAGTTCCAGGCGCAACAGTGCTAAAGTCAACGACTTGCGTTTTGCCGTCAACAGTAATTGTACGAAGATCCCTTCCAGTGCCAAGCACTGTTCCGGGGGCAATGGTACTCATATCAACGAATTGAGTTTTCCCATCAACCGTTATTGGCCGAATGTCTCTGCCAGTGCCGAACACTGTACCGGGGGCAATTTGGCTGAAATCAACAACCTGAGTTTTCCCGTCAACAGTAATCGTGCGGAGATCCCTACGCGCTGGCGCAAGTTGCTCGGCGATGTCCATGTATCGCTTGGCGTCCTCACCTTTGCCGGCGGCAGCATATATGTCTGCTATTTGCCGATACCGCTGAGCGCGCATCTCGGCTTGAGACATCGCTGGCGCAGCAGGCGCAGTTTGACCGATCATCTCGGCACGAGCTACTGTCGGACCAGCAGGCATTTCCTCCGTCACAGGCGCAGCGAGCGCCATTTCAGGAGTAATAGTCGCAGAAGGTGCGGCAGCGGTTGGCGTGAGGAGTCTCCCGATTCGATCTTGCAAATCTTTAGCGCGCCTCGCCTCCTCCACCTTCTGCCGCGTCAGCATCTGCGTCAAGGCAGACTGCTGGGCCTGCTCGGCGCCAGTCTGGCCTGCTGTTAATGCTGATCCGATAGCTTGGCCCAAGCTGATCGGGGTTGTTGATCTCCCTCCAGCTTGGAGCAATGCGGCAGCGGCAGAGAGCAGACCGCGCTGCTGGACTGCCCTCTGCTGTTCTGGCGTCAGCAGATCGCCAAGGCCATCATTGATGCCGAGCAACCCGCCAAGATTGAATAATGTTGCCATATCAATACCTTATCCAAGAAGGCCAAGCAAAAGACCTGCTCCAGCGCCTAAACCAGTGCCAATGCCAGGAATCGCACTTCCAAGTTTAGCGCCAGCAAGTGCGCCGCCAAGAGCTCCAGCGCCAACGTTACGGTAATACGGAGATGTCTGCGTCATGCCGAGATTGGGCGTCTGGCCTCCTTGGCTGACTTGTAAACGCTCAATGCCAAGATTTCGGATCGCGTCTAACTGCTGTTGGGCAAGTTGCTGCCGAGCGCCACCAAGTCCCATCACATCAAAGGCACCCTGGCGGCCAATCTGCCTCGCCTGCTGCGCCAATTGCGCGGCCTGCCCATATCCAGAAGCACGCAGTGCCGCGCTTGTGCGACCGGCCTCGCGCAGCGCGGCTTCGTTGGTCAGCGCCTGCGCGACGCCCTGTCGGCTCCCGCCAAAGGCACGCGCCGCCGTGGCGCGCTGCGCCTCCGCAATCTGGCCCATCTGGCGCTGCTCTTCAATGTCGCGCATTGTCTGCTGCACGACTGCTTGCTCGTAAGGATTCTGGAAGGCCGTGATTTCTTCAGGCGAGAACGGAGTCAACCCTAGATTAGTGAGCTGCCTCTCTCCGGCCTCGTACATTGGAGTAAAGCCAGCAAATTGCCGCGTCGGTAGAGCTGCCGCGACTTGGCGCCGCTGCGCAAGATCTTGCAGATAGGCTTCTCTGATTGCAGGATCGACCTGCTGCGTAACTGTTTGAGTACCGCCGCCACTAGACATTTTGAACACTCCTATCTTGATTCATCTTGCCGATGAAATCGCAAACTTGCAAGCCACGTTTTAGCAGGAACCTGCCGAACCAGTTGCTCTTAACCTTTAGACCCATTTCCTCGGCCATTGCGATAGACCAAGGCTTCGCAAGGCATCTCACGATGGCCGTCACGGACTTGCCGATGATGTCATCGCGGCCCATCCATTGAACGACGTACTTAGCCCAGCAGATGTATCCGGCATACGTTTGCGGGCTTTGCTGTATCAGCAGAGCGCCGAAGGCTTGATCTGCTTCGTAAATGTCATCAGGCATATAGCCCATTTGATAGAGCTTTTTGCAGATAACCTTGCCGCCGCCGCCACCGCCGCCACCTCCATCACCACCGCCAGCGTCTCCGCTTCCGAATCCACCAACGTCGCCAAAACCAGAAGCGCCAACACCATCTGCAGCAGCAAGTCCACCTGACGCATCTGCGCTACCCATGCCAACATCGCCCATCGCCGCAATATCAGCGGCAGCGGCTGCGGCAGCAGCGGCGGCTGCAGCATCTGCCGCGACCGCATCCATAGATTGAGCAGTAGCGGCCTGCGCGGCTGCATCTGCCTCTGCCGCACCAAGCTGGCCGATGCCGACATTTCCAATTGCGCTGCCGAGTCCGGTCAGACCATAACCGGAAAGAGACTGCCCCATCCCGATCAGTCCGAGTCCGTAATCAGTAGCGCCCATTGAACCTTGATCTCCCATGCCGCCACCACCAAGATCAAGCAGGCCAGGAACGATGTAAGCCGCATTGAGTCTTGCGGCCTCATCTCTCATGCGCTGATAAAGCTCAGGATCGTAGCCGCCAGTGAACCCAGCATAAGGATTGAGAAGGCCCTGCGGCATAGCCTGCTGGCCCATGATCCTGCTGTAAATATCGCCTTCGCTGACGTAGTAAGGTAGACGGGTTGCCACTTTTAAAGCTCCTTGCTTACTACAAACCACTGCGGTTTATAGCCTTCATCCTTTAAGAAGGTTCTTTCCCATCCTCTACGGCCTGAGAAAGTTGACCTGCTGCAACCTTGCTGCTTCGCCCAAAGCTCGACGTAAGGTCGCATGACTTTGAGGTCATCTAGGTCGCCGCCAGCCAAAAACCAGTTAAGAGCTTTCAGTCGCGGGTAGACAATGATCTCGGTGATCGCTGCGGCGTTTTGCGAAGGCCAGAACTGAAATCTGCCATCCCTCACTCCTGCCGCAATATCCTCTATCGTGTGTGTGCCTCCAGAGTATTCTAATGCTGCCTCCAGCCATTTAGAACACCGATCAAACTCAGCATCCATCAGCGTTTCCCTGCCGCGACGGCCTCCATCCGAGGCACGCCGACGCGCCAATCCTCAAGCACCGCACCGGTGTATCTCACCTTCACCTGGCGGCCAGAAAAACGCACATCCGTCGGCTGACTCGCGGTGTACGGCCCGAACGTCGTTTCGGTGTCCGTCGGGTAATTCTTGACCTTGAAGGAGACAGTCACCTCGCCAAGCGTCTGCTCGTCCGGCACCAGCTCTAGGACCGTCATGGTGCGATCCCCGTTGCCAAGCTCAATCGGGCCAGATTCAGCGAAAGGCGTTGCCGAGTCGTAGGCATAGCCGACCTCGTGCTCGTAAACGTAGCCGTCGCTTGAAACCATCAGCGGATTAGTGAAAACCCCTCTGTCTGTGCCAGCGGTCCGCGCCAGATCGCCAATGGCCCAATGCCCTTCTCGGTAGTTGTACACCACATAAGAATCGTTCTCAGTAGCTTGGCTTGAAGGATAGAACCACCAGATCTCGCCATACTTTGAGTTATTAACAGCGTAGATCTTGCTTGCCTGCCCCATGTTCAGATCCTGAAACACGAAGTCAGCAACATCGCAGGGCAGCGGCTTGACATATCCGTCATATATCCAGAAGCCGGAGCGCGACATCCAGATCGCAGCCGTCTCGATGGCTGCCACGGATTGCGATGAAATCACGCCGCAGGCAGAGCCGACCTTCTCAAAGCTGTACACATAAGGCAGCCCGATATAGGTCGCGGTGTGAACGTCCACATCGGTGAAGATAAGCGACAAACCGCGCACGCGCTTGCCGCATTTGATGTCACCGACAGTCGCCAGCTCAAAGTCGCCAGCCTGATTCGTCGCGGCAGGCGTCCAGACTGTATTGTTCTCCTGGTCGCACCACTGCACCTTGCGCGGGTTACCCCCCGCGCCCAGAGCGAACACGAACCTCTCGGCGGTGACCAGAACAGCCTCATTGCTGGTCGGAGCGTTCGCAATCGCAGCGGCCAGAGTGGGGCCTGCAAACCCAAGCTGCCACTCGTAGAGTTTTCCGTCACTGCTGGAGCAGCCGACAAGATACTCGCCCCAAGTGTCCAGACTCCATGTCGTTGCGGCGGTGAAGGTTCCGGTGTCAGGCCGCGCCACTCCATAGGCGTATGAGCCGTAAGGTCCGTAACCATAGCCGATCTTCGCTACCGCATCGGCGCTGCCGGGCGTAAAGCCTGAAGGAGTTATATCTTTAAGCGTCCCAGCCTCATTCATCGCATAGAGCTTGGAATGCGTACCAGCAGCAATCCACCGGCTTCCACTGTTGTCCCGCCAGTTGATGAACCCTCTACACGCTCCGGTCATCTGCGAGGTGCTGCGTTTACGCCACCCGCCGACAGGGCGCATCGTCCCCTCGAACCAGCGGACCAAAGACGAATCGTAGTAACGGCCAGCAGACTGATACTCTGTGCCGTTACGGTAGACGCCAGGCGGGATCTTCAGTGGGATGTAGGCCATGATTTCACGCTGTTCGGTTAGAGACGAAGGTCACAGTCAGAATTATCGACGGAGTAGCGGGGATTTCTGGAGTCGTCCCGCTGGCCGTAACCGCTGGGAATTGCTCCATTGATACGCCGGAATCTGACACCCGCCACATCATCTCAAAATAATCGTTTTCTGCAAGCTCAAGATAGAAATTCATTGACGCGATCAAGCGACTGGCAGATCCAGTTGACTTGCGTGCCTTGATGCCGAATTGACTATTTGATCCGGGCACATCAGTTCCATTTTTTCGGAACCAGATATTGATGTCCTGCACATCGTTCGTCGTGTTGATGAACTGCGCACTGAACTGGATGTTGTACATCCCGTCTTGAATAACTTTTACCTGCGAAGGAAGATCTCCTGTCATCGCGGTCGAGGTCACGGTCTGCGATGTGGATACAGTGTATGTACCTGTCCCGCCAGTCGTTCCTGTTAGCTGCGCGACGATCCTCGTGCCAGCCGTAACGCCAGTGCCGCTGATCTGCATTGACGGGTAAATCGCACCTGCCGAGATCGCTGATACCGTTAAGGTCGTGGTGGTGATTGACGCAGTGAAGGATGCGGTGCGCGAGACTACGCTGATGCCGTTCGAGTAGTCGGTCGTGTTGTACCGGAAGTAATACGCCACAGCAGTCGAGCCATCAGCTTGATCGGTGTCGTCCTGAAAGGCTCCATAGGGCGTGTTTAGGTACTTGCCGCCGCGCGGCCCGAACAGCGTCGAAACAGCATTGACCAGACGAATAAAGAACGTGCGCATCGTTCCATTACTCTGATCGACATAGGTGCGGTCATACAGCGCCGGTGCTGACCCGACGTCAGGCACCGGAGGCGATTGGAGCTGCTGGTTAAGGTTCGTCGCCATACCTTATGCCAGATGTTTGCTCTCGGCCTCAATGCCATCAAGTCTACGCATCCAACCCTTGCCAAACGTAGCAAATGTGCTCAGACTTTTGTAGTGTGCTTCGCGTAGATCGCAGAACTTTTCAATAATCTCGTCGGCAGACATCTTGGTGACTGCCTCCATAGTCTTCGGACCAATTGCGCCGTCTGCCGCTACTCCCACGACCTGCTGAAGAAATCGACTAGCCCTACCAACACCAGCATTAACGGCACAGTCAAACACACAAAGATCAACACCAGCAGGAAGGTCATCGCCGCGAACAGCATCCCAGAAACGCTTCTTGTACAGAGGAGTAACCATTTCAATGGTAAGTCCACGCATATCTGCTTCAGTCGCAGGCTTCCCAGTCCATTCTTCCCAGACACGCTTAGTCACCCCCAAGTTGGTCATGCCGCCAGGATCAGACGGATGGTTGACGTAGCCACCCTCCCATTTGAGGATGTGCTTGATCGCGGTTTCCCAATTGTGTTTCATTTGGCGCCAGTCCTGTTAAGGATTTCAGTTTTCTGAGCAGATCCAGCAGAAGATCCAAAATAGTACGCAATGATCCCCGTCCAGGCGGTTCCAAGAGATCCGAGCATCATTGTCAAAGCCGTGTTATCTGCTACAGACATCCTGCCAAACATCATTCCACCAAGAATGGCAAAGAACCCTGTCGTTACGGCAGCGGCCAGCAGTGGAGGAACCCACGATCTAGTGGCGGCCTGCATCTCTCTTGCAGATTTACGGTCATCAACCGCCAGCTTCTCAAAGTTCAGGCCCAACTCCTGAGCCTGCTTCTGAAGCTCGATCTCAGCAATCTTGATCTGGGCTACCTGCTCGGCAGTCAGTTTGTTGTCAGAGATAAGGTCATTCACCTTTTCAGGATCGACCCCAATAGCCTTGGAGATGGCAGATACCGCCATGCCAGCCAGAGGGCCACCAAGGGCCGTAGCAATCGTCGGAGCAACCTGTTTGAGCCAATCCATTAGAGTCCTCCTTGCCTTTGCAGTGCCTCAAGCACGAAATATCCGGTCAACCCTAGCAACAAAGATACGACCATGATTGCGCCAATGATGAGCACTAACTCGTCAATCTCGTCTTGCTTGCGTTTCTTCTCGGCTTTTCTGCGACTTTCTGCGCGGGCGGCATCAGCTTCCATCTGTTTAGCCCTGGCTGTAATGCGCATCCAGACGTCCATTTTGTTGGACTGGAAGAACAGCATCTTGACCTGCTCCTCGAAATCGCGCGCTTGTTCGAGCGCCATTTCAAGCTCAAGAGCCTTTCCAAGAGCAGACCCTTTGAACTCACCATTCTTAGACTTCTCGACGACCTTTATGGCCTGCTCTTTGGCGTCAAAGTATTTGCCAAGCACCGGCCCTAAAGAAGCCACATCATCGACTGTCTTTGATACCTTCTTGACTAAGGCGACCGCAGATGAGATGGCCGATAGTGCGGTGATCGGATCAATCACTTCACCCCCCCTTGAAATGTCCCGCTATCCACGCCACTGCAGCTCCCACGCTGCTGGCAATCGTCATCCCCATCCAGAAGCCGCCTTTACCCTTATTGGCTAAGGCCAGAAGCTCCTCTATCTGGCCCTCCATCTTGTCCAGCTTCTTGTCGATTACCTCGAACCGGCGCTCGTAGTCATTGACGCGCTGCCACATCGCACCGTATTTGATGGGGTCGATTTCAGTCGGCTCCATGTCCTACTCCTATGGCATGAGGGCTTTAAGTTGCTCAGGGGTTTGTGCTGCATCCATCTGAGCCTGGAGAGCAGCGTACTTGTCACGAATGGCTTGACGAGCGGCTTCTGCTGCTGTGGAGTCAGCGCCAGGAATCTGCTTCATGATGATTGCGTCATGCGGCTCAAACTCAGCGGCACGAGCAGCGCGACGGGCATCATGGGCGATAGCCTTCGCTTTGTTGATGTCGATTACGATGCCCATGACCATGCTCCTCGGAATGTGCGATCAGACGGAATGTCAGCGACATCCACGATTTTGTATGGCTTGCCAACAGGAACGTCCTTGGCTGCAATCTCTTCAATCGTCAGGCCGCACTCGACAGCAGGCACGATGACGGACACGCCGCCATCGTCGTTTGGGAAAATCACACGAAAATTAGACACGAGAAAACTCCTTGAAATGTTGTTGAGCCGCCGAGAGATACGCCAATTGAGCCAACTCCTTCGTTGCAAATATGCCAAGGTAGATGTTCTGCCCCTCGACGCAGATGGATGCGGCAAACTTCTTGTTGTGTGGGTAGATACCCTTGAAGCCGGTAGAGTTGTCTGACCGCATACGCCGGTTCATGGCGTTCTGACGCTTCGTGGCAGGACGAAGGTTCTCAATGCGGTTGTTCTTCGGGTTTCCGTCAATGTGATCTAGAAACTCAGGAACAGAGCCATGATGCAAAAACCAGATCACCCTGTGAACAAGATGCTTTTTACCATCGACCTGAACATAAAGCCTTCCATTTGGGATCACTGCACCCGCCTCATCGCCAGCACGAATTCGTCCGCGATTAACACGCCAAAGCAACTTCCCGTCTTGGTACTCAAACAACTCAGAAATGCGTTGGTTCATGGTTGGTCCTTAGCGGAAAACGGAAACAAAAACTTGAGCATAATCAGTTAAAGTCCCGGCGGAATCCCGAAGCACAAGATCAGCCCTGCTTGTGGATGTAACATTTGTTGCTGTTGACCTGCCAGAAGAGTTTGAGACAGGGGCATAGTTTGTATCTGGCATCGCAGTTGTGAAATTTACGCCGTACTGCCCAGTGCCATCATCGGTGATGCTCGTCACGTTGCCAGACGCACGAATCGCAACAGTGCCGGTGCCGTTGAAGTTTACCCATGCACGGCAACCGTAGGCTGTGGCAACAGAGCCGTATCCTGAGTTCATCAGGAAGTTGCCAGAGGCATCAAACTC